TTATATGTCGCCATCTTGAGGGAGCTTAGGGTAAAGCACAAGTTCGAAATCATCGAGCCTTTGCCACTTTTCCTTTTTATAAACAGCCTTTTCTAAAACCGACTTTAGGAGGCTGTTTTTCTTTTTGGGATCATCTGTTTTAAAGTACAGATCAAGAACATGCTCCACTTGAGGTATTGTATCTTTCTTGACTTTTTCCTTCTTAATTTCTGTTTTAATTTCTTTCTTTAAGTTTTCCATTGTGGAAGTAATTTCAGTAATGCGATCAGAAATTACATTCGATCGCTCTAAAAATATATCGACAGTATAAACGCCGCGTTCTAATAAATCATGTAAATTATTTTTTTGTTTTTGGACATCCACTAATTCTTTTTCAAGCTTGCGTAATGCAGCTTCATTCATTTGAATAACTTGTGTTTCTTTTAATTTGTCATCTTGCTTATGTTTTTCAAAATCAGCTTTATAATTGATGTACCATTCTTTTAATGCCTCGAGTAAACGCTTCTCAATTAATTCAGTATAACTTGATTTGTTTTCACAGCCACGGTGTTTACAATCCATCGTTTCTTTTCGATTCTTCGGATAACGTTGTACCATACTGTAACCACATTTAGCGCATTTAATAATACCAGCCAATGGATTCTTTATTCCGTTCGTATTGTAAGGAATGTGATATCTTGAGTTTAATTTTTCTTGTACTTGCTCAAATAAGCTTTCGGGTATGATAGGTTCATGTTTGCCATCAGCAATAATCCAATCTGATTTATCTTGTCTTGCACAGCTACGTTTCACAGCATCAGGACGTTTTACTTCTTTTCGTTTTTGCCACGTTACTTTTCCGATGTACACATTGTTTTTTAATATATCCAAGATGCTATAAGGATTCCAATCATTACCTAGCTTACTTTTGTATCCAAGATCATTTAACTTGCTTCGGATTGCGTTAGCGCCCATATCCTCATTTGCATACCAATCAAATATCATCCTTACAATAGAAGCTTCTTCTGAATTAATCGTTAAAGTACGTTCTCGCTTATTTAAACGGTATATATCATAACCGAATGGTGCATGTGTACCAAGGTAATTCCCAGCCTCTACACTGGCGACACGACCTCGTTGCATACGTCGTGTAATAATCTTTAACTCCTTACGAGCCATAAACGCTTCAAATTCGCTGTATTCTTCATCCCACTCATCATTAAGGTCATAAGTCTTCCTAGGTGTCATAATCTTCGTATTCGAGCGTTTAAACGTCTCTAAAATGATCCCTTGCTCTTTCATACCACCACGACCTAAACGGTCCATATCCATACAAAGAACAACATCATATTTATTATCTTCAATTTCTTCAAGTAACGCTAACATTTCAGGTCGTTTAACTAAACTCTCACCAGAAACGATTTCCTCACGAACAGCTAAAACATTTAAGTTCATTTCCTTGGCAATTTTCAGCAGGGTAGTCCGGTGCTTTGCTAATGTTTCGCCTTCGCCGCGTGCTTCGGCTTCGAGATCGGCGCGGGATTTTCTTAGATAGATTGCGGTTTTCATATTTAAGCCTCCTTATTATTAGTGATTATACGAGAAGTGGAGAAATAGAAGAAGTAAAGCTAATTAAAAATATAAGAAAAGCTCCAGGAAGGAGCTTAATAAGTTATTTATATTCTTTTTCTATAAATTTTTCGATTTATTTCTTTATTAGTTGCTGAGATTGCAAATTTATTATCCTCATGTTCATTTTCTTGTTCAAGCTCTTTTTCTTTTTCATATTTTAGATAAATCTTAGTAGAAAAGTCGCATAAATAGAATATATCTTTGTCTGTAGAATCTTTAGGGAAACAAACAGTTCTTTTTTCATCAATTATATGTCCATGGATTAACTTTTCAATTTTCATTTTGTCTTCACTCATGGGCTTTATAAGATATTTGATTGGTGACTTTTGAGCATTAATTTTAGAAAGAGTAGAAGCATACAAGGAAACAAGTATTAAAGGTAAGAGTACTACTATAGAAAGGTTATTAAGGTTAATTTTACTATATGTAATTTCGTTAAATGCAAAGGAATAAACTATCAATCCCAATATCAAGTTGCACGTAATTAACCATATAACTATACGAGTAAATGTTTTGAATTTTTTCGCAATCGACGGACTAAAAAATACAATTAAAAGTGAAATGAAAAAAATTATAATTGAACAAAATAGGAACTGTTGGAAAATTCCTGGTTTAGAAATATCAACTTTATTAAATGAATAATTAAAAAATAATCCATTTCCAACAAATAAGAAAGTGATATATATTGAAACTGTTAAAAAATTCCATAATTTCAGGTTTGCTTGTTGAATCTTACTTAAAAAAAGTTTATTTATTTCATCGGTAACGAATACTTGAATGGAACGATTAACTATAAAACCAGTTAGGGTAATCAAACCACTGACAAGTGCAACAAATCCTGGTGGAGATTTAAAAAAACTATCAATCAAAACGAGCAACTGTTATCCCTACTTTCATAATAGTTTTATGTTAATAATTATTGAACAACAACAAATTTTGTGAAGAACGCCTTACGTTTTGCCTTATTATAAACGTATGGATCGTTAAACTTTTTGACCCAAGACTTGTCTTCAACTTTTAAATCTTCAATTTTAAAGCCTAAGTGTGAATTTAATGATTTTCTATCCAAGTTGATATTGTATGTTTTTCCTTCAAATGGAAGAGTCATTTTTACAGTATTCAAATCTGGAAATTGTCTTAGTAATCTCGCAGGTTCACTTACAAACATTTTCTCAATAGCATCTCCAGTTGAAAAATATTGTTTATATAGTTCCTCTGTGACGTTGCTATCTGATTTTGCTGATTTATAAGATGCAAATGAATCATGGAATGTAATTTCAGCTTCTTTATTATTAAGTTTCATATCCTTAATAAAATTGCCACCTCTAATGTTTTGGGCATAGGAAGTAAATTCTTTTTGTTTTTCTTCAGCCTCTTTTTTCTCTTTTTCCTTTTGTTTTTCCTCGGCTTTTAGCTTTTCTTCAGCTTCTTTTTGCTCTTTAGCTTTTTGTTTCTCTTCGTTTTTTTGTTTTTCTTCAGCTTTTTGTTTAGCGAGAATTTCTTGTTTTTCTTGTGGTGTCATGTTCATATTAACTACAATTAATGAAATAATAGATAAAATAAAAGCTATACCTGTAAACTTAAAATATTTCTTAGTGTTTGGTTTCTTTTTTAAACGAAATACCAATGATGTAATTAATAAAATTAAAGTGGCTAGCATTGCTATTGCAAATAGAAATGAGAAAAATATTTTCATTTATGTAGCTCCTAACTTATAAAGTTGTATTTTAAATTCATATTAATGGCTTTTTAAACGAGCAAAACTTTCTGGAATTCCATAGATTTCAGCTATTTCTTGAATTGATAGATTTGTATCTTGATATTCAGAAATCATTTCATCCGGTAATAAGAGTTCGACTGCAAATGTATTTGCTTGGATCTCTAATCGATCTACAGAAAAAAAGGTTTTATTTCTTAAAAATGGAGTATTAGCTTTTGGGTGTAATAGGGCATGTCCTAGTTCATGGGCACACACAAAGCGTTGTGTAGTTTCGTCAATCCTATTATTAATATGAATGAATTTAAAGCGTTTATAGGTGTTGTAAAAACCAAGAGTATTCCCTAGGTCTTCAAACAACACTATAATATCTTTTCGTTTAGCAATTTCAAAGGGGTTTGTTGTGCCGTGTTTTTTTACGATTTTCATTACGTAGTCTTTAATTTTCATTTCTCGCTCCGTTCAATCTTTTTTATACTTGTTTGGAGTGAATTTTTGTTTTGCTAATTGTTTTGCCATGCGCATAGAGTTTTCTAGAGAAATACGAATCATTTCTTTTGTGTGTTCGTCTATTGGTTCTCCGTCAAACATTAAAGCATCTTCGCTATTTTCTAAGTCTTTTAAAGTCTTCTCTAAGTCACGAGCGATATCACGAGTATCTTTTTTGTTTAAATCAGGAAGTGCATTAGACACTCTTGATTCATCTTCTCTTCCTAATAAATAATCTGTTGTTACTCCTAAAACATTCGCTAAATCTTTTAGCATTTCGTTTGAGGGAGTGCTATGACCATTCTCATAGTTACTAATGGTGCCTTTAGTGGTATTTACTTTATCGGCTAATTCTTGCTGAGTGAGTTTACGCGTTTTACGCGTTTCTTTTAGTCTTTGTCTCAACATTTTTAGCACCTCCCGTTAATAAAAAGTACAAAGATATTGTACCTTATATAGATTGATTGTAAAACTTTGTACAAGATAATTGTACAAATGTATTGACGTACAAGAATCTTATACTTATAATAAAAGTACAAAATACTTATACAAGGAGCGAGACAGTGATCAAAAATATCAAATTAATTAGAGCTAGGAAAAAAAGTAAGTTAACCCAACAAGATCTTGCAAATAGAATGCAAGTTACAAAATCTACAATAAGTAATTGGGAAAATGGTTATAGTAATCCAAATCTTGAAAAGGCTATCAGATTAGCAACTATTCTTGGTCGTGATATAAAGGATTTAATTTGAGGTACAAGAGTACAAGAATCTTATACTTTAAGGTGGAAAGTAGGTGGAAAAATGCCATCAACTAACATGGCAGTACCAACAGAACCGTCGCATAAACATATAAAAAGCACTTCAAGAGGTGACACCATGAGCCAACAAGAAGAATATGCGGCGACTTATGAATTTGGAAAAACGAAAGTCCATGTTGTGGCTCCTGAGCCAAAATCGCAAAAGGATATTGATAAAATCCGTCAAGCATATTACAAGGCTGGTTGGGCCATCATCAAAGAGATACAAGTAAAAGCAAACGTTGAGGAATAGTTCCTCTCTTTTTATACGAAAAGTAGACAAGTTACATATGTACTAAGTTCATTGTAACCATTTGAAAACTAAATATGGAGGCGAACAGATATGGGAACAAGCATATACTGCAATTCAGCGATAGGGGAATTATTACAGAATGCTAGAGAATGTTGTGACAATGTTCAGCTGAAAACGAAGAAAGGGCTATCTAAGTACCTTGGTATTACACATGAACGATTAACTCGTATTGAATCTGGACTTTCTAAACCAGAATTTGAACTTGCGATGGATTGGTGCCATGCAACAGGAGCAAAGTTGAATCAACAAGCGATCAAACATATTTATGGTGTTGGGTTACCGCCTACAGATCCACGTTTAACTCAAGATGTGAATTTACAATTGATGAACTACATTAAGCAAGCTGAAGAGGGGATTGCAGCAGCAAAGGAAATCATGAACTTACAAGTTACAACAAGATCATAGAAGCATGATGAAAAAAAGAAACATGAATACGCAGTTCATGCAAAAGAAATCTTCGATACAATCCAGGCTACTCAATGTGTAGTACAAGCTCTTGAACAAGTTCATTTTGGCATTATGGATCAAATACAAAGAAGTTGGTTGCAAAAGGCGATGGCGGAGAACGTTATTATTCAATCGGTCGATAGCTTAATGAATTTAACAAAGGTGCTTTGAGGGAGGAAGGAAAATGACAGTAGATTATAAGAAACCTAGTTTAAGAGAATATAAGGAATTAATTCGTTATGATGCAAGACTAACTGGTGAAATTAAAATAGCAGAATTACTTAATGAAGATTCAAAAGTAGTTGAATTAAAGCAAGAGAAGAAATTGTTGGGGATTCGAATCAAGATTATCGAAGCGTCATTTATTTTGAAACATAAATGGGTAAATAAAAAAGCTACCGCCTAGACAACAGTAGCTCTGAAAAATATCGTAAAGCAATTATAACATTATATAAATCATTTGGACAAGCCACTGTGCTTGTCGTTATGACCAGAAAGGGATTATTCCTCCTTATACCCTACAATGTTTCTTTCTGGTTGTAACGATGCGTACAGCATCCATAAAAGAAGAAATGAGGTGTAGATGATGGAAACGAAAAAGAAGGCTCCTGAAATAGATTGTCAGGCTAGGAGAAATGAATTAATAAACAATTTATTTATATAAGGGAGAATATCTTTAAACGAATCTAGAACGTTAATAGGGCTAGAGCCAATTGAAGACCCTAGCCATGAGAGATTATTTAAAAAGTTGAATGTAATATCCAACTAGTTGTCCAGGTTCTTCCAAACGCGATAATGGTTCAACTTCCATGCGTAGAGATTTGCAAGCAACTGGTATTAATTTAAGAAACTCTTCTTCCGAAATCTCGTATTCAAAGATAGTCAGTAGACAGTGGCGAAGTTCCATAGAAGTTATTTTATTAAAACTGCCGCCTAAGAAAAGCATACTGTACTTTTGCATTGTTGATTTTAAATCTGATTCAGAATCGATTGCTAAAGAAGATTCCCTTAACTCTTTAAGAACGTCAATAATTTTTTCTAACTTATCCATTTTATCACCTTCCTTTCAAGGAAGATTATACCAAAATAATAGGTTTTTAGATATTTTTATTAACTAGACAAGCACTGTGCTTGTCGTTATGACCAGAAAGGGATTGTTCCTCCCTTACCTACAAAACTCCTTTCTGGTTGTAACGATGCGTACAGCATTAATTTAATTAGAAAGGAGATGTAATTTATGAATAATAAAAACAATTATCTTCATGATCTAGTTCTTCCAGGAGATTTCTCATTCGCTAATAAACTTCGTAACTGTATGAGTGAATGTATTCATAACATGTTTAATGCAGAATCAACCGAAGAATCAAATCACTGGGAAGAAGAGCTGGAGCGATGTATAAGGGAATTTAAAATGCTTCGTGATACGAAAGAGGAACATGAGGCATCAATGAGTTATCGTGTAGTGATTAAAGATTTAAGAGCAAGAGGAGTTAACGCTTCGTTAGTAACACGTAGAAAATAAAAAAATTCTATCACTTGGCAGAGTGATAGAAAAATGGTCTTGCAAAGATCTTAGGATTAATTATATCAAATTAGCATTCGTATAACAACGGAGTGTGCTACATGCTTTTAGACAAATCGTTACATAGAGTGTTGCTGAACCCTAAAGTGTTTCAACAAGCAACATCAGAGCAACACCTAATTTACTTAGTAAAACAATATCTCAAAATAGGATACAAGAATTATCGCTTATTACGTGTAGAGGACGGATTCGCGATATGTAAACGGGAGGATGAATAATATGGCAGTTTATAGACCAGTACATGTTTCATTTTGGCAGGATTCATTTGTTTTAGATCTTACACCGGAGGAGAAGTATTTCTACTTATATTTGATGACAAACAGTAAGACGTCTCAATCAGGAATCTATGAGCTTCCACTTCGTATCATTGAAACTGATACAGGATATAATCGTGAAACTGTTATGAAGCTATTAGAACGTTTTGCTGAGTACGGAAAGATTAATTACAACCAAAAAACAAAAGAGCTGTTCTTAATCAACTGGTTGAAATTCAATCCAATTAAAAATGTAAACATTGAAAAGTGTGTTTTAAAAGAGATTCAATCTGTGAAGGACCAGGATTTTTTAGTTGATTTCTATGAAACTTGCTTGCAATTAGAACGAGAACAAGATTTTAAAATCCCTCGTATTAAGGAGTATTTATCAGTCCGTTTGGAGGGGCTTATAAGGGGCTTTCAAGACCCTAGCAAGGAAGAAGAAAAAGAAAAAGAAGAAGAAAAAGAACAACAACAAGAAGAACGCGCAGGCGCGGAAGAAGTTGTTGAGGTTAATCCAATTTCTTTTTACGAGCAAAACTTCGGATTCATTACACCTTTTATCGCAGATGGTATTTATGCTTGGATAGATGATTTAAATGCAGAGTTAGTTATTAAGGCTATGGAGATTGCTTTAGAGAAGAATACGAGAAACATGTCTTACGTAAATACGATTTTAAGAGATTGGCATCTTAAAGGCTTTAAAACAGTAACTGATGTTGAGGCAGCTGATAAAGCATTTCGTGCTCAGCGATTAACGAAAGCTCAGCAACAGACACAAACACCTTATCAACAAAAAGGCTTATCGGAATCTACTAAAAACGTAATACAGCAGCAACAAACATGGGAGCAGAACATTCCAACAGAAGAAGAACTTGCAGTACTTAACCAACAGAATGCGTGGTTGGCCAAATGAGTAACGATATGATTCGCAATGTTGAAGCTGAACAAAGTGTTTTAGGTAGCATAATTCAAGAAGGCGATCTAATTAAAGATTGTCAACTAAAGGTAAAACACTTTTCTTTACCAACACACCAAGTAATTTTCAAAGCAATGAGAGAATTAGAGGATGCTGAGGTTCCGATAGATCTTGTTGCTCTCATTGGAAAATTTGATGAAAGCTTTATGCATCAAATTGGCGGAATCGAATTCTTTGTAAACCTGACAGAAGTTGTAACAACAACTAAGAACTTCTCGTACCACGAAGGTTTAGTGATTGAGACTTGGAAGATGAGACATGCTCAAGAGGTTGCTGGTAACTTATATAACCGCCTTCAGCAAGATAGGGATATGAGTGCTATTAGTACATCAATTGATGAATTAAGCGCCATTGAAGAAACGGGTTACTCGGATGAATTTAACTTGAAGGATACGCTTGTTGATTTGTATAAGAACATGCAAATTGATGTAGGAGATTTAACCGGTATACCAACTGGCTATGACGACCTGAACAGAATGACAGCAGGGTTACAAGAAGGCGATTTAATTATTATTGGGGCCCGACCTTCAATGGGGAAAACAGCATTTGTGTTAAACGTTGCTTTTCATGCGGCAAGTGCTCATACAGCAACAGGAATCTTCTCGCTCGAGATGGGGGAGGAACAGCTACTTAAGAGGATGATTTCAAGTACTGGAAATATTGATGCTACGAAATTAAAGAATCCTAAGAAGCTATGTAATTTAAAGGATTGGGAAAAGATTAGTCAAGCGATGGGATTGATTAATGATTTGCCATTAGAAATTTACGATAAAGCAAATGTAACGATGCAAGAGATTTATGCAAAGGCTAGGAAATTAAAGCGTAAGTACCCTGATAAAAAGGTGTTAATTGCAATTGATTACTTGCAGCTTATTGTAGGGGATCCAAAGCATAGAGGGAACCGCATGCAAGAAATCGGTGAGATTAGTCGTAAGTTAAAACTGATGGCAAGAGAGCTAAATGTATGTGTAGTTGCATTATCACAGTTAAGTCGTGCTGTAGAAAGTAGACAAGATAAGAGACCATTGTTATCAGATTTACGTGAGAATGGTCAAATTGAGCAAGATGCGGATTTAATAGCATTCTTATATCGTGAAGATTATTATGACCGCGAGACAGAAAATAAAAACATAACAGAAATTATTTTAGCGAAACAAAGGAACGGTCCAGTTGGTGTTGTTGAACTAGCATTCATTAAAGAATTTAGTAAGTTTGTAAATTTAGAGAGAAAGTCCAATCATCAGCAGGAGGCTTAATCATGTTGTTACGTCAGGAAGTAGAACGTAGAAAACTAATAATCATTCGTAAATTATTGGGTTTAGGATTAGCTGAAATTAACGGACAAACATTAGATCAATTAACGTTAACGCAGCTTGAAGGAATTTTAATTGCAAGCTTGCAGGTATTGGAGGGACAAAACAATGCCAAAACAATTAACAATTTTTGATGTGGAACCAGTTGTATCATTTGATCCTCAGAAAGCTCATATTCACCGTTTGAATTCAAGATTACGGTATGCAGATGTGGTTGTACAAATACCACGTCAGGCCAAGGCGATTGATGAATTAAAACCAACGACAGCGCCTGATGAACGTTATGAGTTGTTTGAAGATTACACAATTGGGATTTGGCGTTATAAGCGAGTGGAGGATAAACAATTTGTATGGGAAGAGGCAGAAAAAATGTGTAAGCAAGCAAGGGATGAAAAAAAGCCGATTCCAATTCGGCTCCATCTATCACTGGAACAATCATTTGCTCCGGAGAATGTTGTGCAATATCTATAGACAAATAAAAAAAGATGAGATTACTCTCAACTTACTTCGACAAAGTAATTATAACATATGGGAGTGATCTTGGTGGGAATTAGAAAAGAAAATATTGTTGAAATGACAGCTGAAATAGATTTGAAAATAAACGGAATATATATCGTTAAAAATGGTCGGGTTCAGCTAATAGAACCACCTCAAAGTGGATTTGGTGAACAATCATTTGTATATCAAAGTGGAAAAGTAATTCGGATGGAAGAGCGGAAAACACAGTTATTATAATCAAATTTGAATTTTATTAAGAAAGAGAGATAGGGAATGTAATTCGTAAAAAGGCGTTTTACTAGATTAGGAACACTAGCAAAACGCCTTGTGGGTAGTACATCATACCCATCAAGCTAACCAAAATAGGTGGCTCGACTTGAACTAGCAATTGTACCTGCCCAACCGCTAAAAACTACTAATAATTAAAAAAACTTTTTACATAACAATTTAATCCTTTATAGAAAACTACGAGGGGTTAAATTGTTCAAAGAGTATTCCATTTGAGGTCTAATTAATTTAAGTTCTTAAATGAAAATTTGAGGGAAACATTCACGAACACCAGAATTTCTTAATGAATTAAATAATGCTGCACTGATTCTTAATAGGACGTTGTTATCAGTTCCATCTTCTAAATCGTATATTACAAAGTATGAGTTATCGACTGTGAAAATACATTTTCGTTCTAATTTAAATCCAGGCGGTACAGTTGGAAGTGTATCAACTGGTACAATTACAGGTGTATCTCCTTCATCTCTGATAAAATTGAAAGTTTGCTCGTCAATTTCATAGATATTAACTGGATCAATTTCTACACCTTTATCTGGAATTGTAATTTCATCTTCAACTAATAAGAAAAAACGTTGGTTTCGAAAATTGAAAAGAGATCTTGCTCCAATTTCAAATGATGCCATTTTATATTAACCTCCTTAGCAACTTTTTATAGGTTTAAAGTTACTTTTATACAATATGTTAGATTAATAGATTTGGTTACGGCACGTACTACGTAAATTACTAAATTAGGGGTCTCGCCCTTTGTCTATCAAGCTAAGGTTATGAAGTATTCCAAAAACGATAACAGAGCTTCGGTGTTACAAGAAAGTTAAAATTTTCGTTCTGGGGAATCTATAAAATTTTAACTTGATGGCGATGGGGTAGTACATGTTTTTTTGGGGAAAGCGTATTAAAAAATAAATAAAAGCGTTATTTTATAGTGATGCAAAAAGAGTACATATCGAATATGTACTCTTGAAAAAAGGAAGTGTAAATAAGTGATGAAACACTATACTACAACATATGCTTGTCTCATTTAAAAGTGCAAGGAATATAACAAAATAGTTATTTTGTTATATAAAAAACATGCACAAAAATTGTGCATGTAAAGTAAAAGCTATGTCTTGTCTATGTAAATATATGCTTAGTTTATATAAATCGTGTGTATGTTTGAACGAAATGGTTATTTGCAAATATAAAGAGCGCTTTTTAAGGCGCTCCATGACCAAAACTAAAATTGAAAAAGAATACCACATGATATTTTATGTATGTTCTTAATACATGTGCAAATCTTTCTTTTGCACAACAAAGCAGCTAGTTAATAAAACTAACTGCTTGTTGTACAAAAGAAACGCTGCGCTTACAGAAATAGTTTGTAACTTTAAGTTACAAAAATAGTATGAACAGGTTTGAAAATGTTATGCGGAAATGAAAGAAAATAAAAAAGAGCACCATGCATAAGTGCTCTTTAAGATAGGAGGTAACACTTTGAGCTGGATGTTTAGGTTAAAAGTATATGATGTATAAACGGAATAAGACCTAAAACTTATTTTTAACTAAATACAAAAGAGCAGCTAGCAAAAGCTAACCGCTTCATTGTAATGCACTGAGGAATTTACTAAACATACATATTATGAGTTGTAACTACAAGTTACAACTCATAATATGAACAAAATTGAAACTATTATACAAAAAAGAAAACTAAATAAAAATTTCATTTTGTGGAAATAAAAAACCCTAGTTTCCTAGGGTAATGGTATAACAGCCAAATATATTTTATTCTTTTATATCGTAACTTAATATTACGTTAAAAACATCAGGTAAGTGTAACCAATTGCAGAAAATAAAAGAGCAGCTAGCAAAAGCTAACTGCTCAAATAAGGAAATCGGAGAAAGATAACCATGTGTCTACATTATTGACGGAATATTGAGTTTTATTCAAGGAATAGATATTCATAATTTTTAAATAAACGATAATATCTATGTAATACACGGAATATTTAAAGTTTATAAGGGAGAAAGGAGGTATAGGTGGTATGAAAAAAAAGAATAACAGGGTAGTTAGGGTATTTATAGCAGGTCCATTTTTTAATGATGAACAACTTAACAGGATAAAGAGACTAGAAAATGCGCTTGGTAACAATCCTTTTGTTGCAGATATTTTTTCAGCTAGATTTTATCAACATGAACATTTAACTTTTGGATCTATGGAGTGGAGAACTGTAGTTTTTCATAACGATTTAAAATATTTAAGAAGAGCGGATGTAGTAGTGGCAATTCATGATTTTGTGAATGGATGTGTAGATAGTGGCACGGCTTTTGAACTTGGTTACGCATATGCATTCCAAAAGCCTATTATTTTGATAAAAGAAAAAGAAAGTATACCTAATCTTATGTTAATTGAAAGCTTACATGCCTATCTGGCAAATATAGAAGATATTGTGACGTATGACTTCATTAATATGCCACGTATTCCATATAAAGGGCCACTAGTGTGAATTTTTTCAGTCTCTTAGATGTATTAAGAGACTGGTTTATTTAATAAAACTCAACAAAATAATCCTTTTCTAATAAAAGGTTACTAAAATATGAGAAAATGATATAATAATCCAAATTACACATTTAGTCCTACTGGAAGAACCGGCGGACATCGAACTATAAGAGCATTAGTGATATTGCTCTGTAGTTTGGTGTCCGCTTTTATGTTTTTATTAACAAAATATATAAGGGGTGTTTTTATATATGACGCAATTAACTTTCTTACCTAAAATTGATCGCAAAGCAACGCAGACTCGTTTAGAAGAGATTCTTGAAAATGTTCGTATTTATAGACAATTTGGGATGATTAGACATGAGATGAAGGTTACAGCATCTAGCGAGGTAAGATATCACGGTCCAACAAATATAGTAGGGAAGCCAGCTGAAGATATTGCTTTAGCAAATGTTGCTATGAGTGAAAGAGAAGTGAAACTACAACGTTTATCTTTTCAAATTGATAAGGCCTTAAGTCGTTTTAGTAAAAACCAAAGGGATATTATTGTAAAACGATATTTAGAAGATGAAGAAGTCTTTGATTACATGATTTATAACGAAATTGGTATGAGTGAGCGTACGTATAGACGGAATAAATCTAATGCTTTTTATAAATTAGCTTTTGCTCTTAGATTAGAAGTATATGAGGCAGAAGAAAGTGGAGGTAATGAATAATGAATTTTGTTCAACCAATACGTGACCCAGAGCAAATACAGCAGTTAAAAGAGTATTTTAAGGAAAAGAGCTTACGTAATTACATTCTCTTCATTATGGGTATTAATACAGGATTGAGAATCTCGGACATTTTGAAATTGAAAGTAGGAGATGTCAAAGGTAGTCATATATCTATGCGGGAAAAGAAAACAGGGAAACAGAAGCGAATACAAATTACTGCAGCACTGAAAAGAGAGCTTAAATGGTTTATCGAAGAAAGGGAAGATAATGAGTACCTATTGAAAAGTAGACAAGGTAGAAATCGTCCAATCGGTCGTAGCATGGCATATAAGATATTAAGTGGAGCAGCGGCAGAGTTTGGATTAGATGAAATCGGAACGCATACCCTAAGAAAGACGTACGGGTACCATATGTACATGCAAACAAAAAACATAGCATTACTCATGGAGATATTCAATCACTCGTCAGAGAAGGTCACGTTACGTTATATAGGTGTTAACCAAGATGCAATGGATAAAGCAATGACTAGGTTTAAAATCTAATTATTGCTTATTTCTTTTTCATTAAAAGTTAAGCACCCCAAATCCCCTTAAAAAAGTTGTATTCGGAATATTGTAACAAAATAAAAAAAAGACCCTACAAGAGAGTCTTTCATCAGCTAATATTAAGCTTTTTGAACATTAGTAGCTTGTAAGCCACGTTGTCCTTGTTCTACTTCAAACGTTACACTTTGTCCTTCGTCTAAAGATTTGTAACCGTCGATTTGGATAGCTGAGAAATGTACGAATACGTCTTCTCCACCTTCACGCTCGATGAATCCAAAACCTTTTTCTGCATTAAACCATTTTACTTTACCTTGTTCCATAATTGTTGCCTCCTAGTGTGGATACCCACACATATGTTACTACCCTTGCTCAAATACCTTAGACGAAAAACAAAATTTATTCTTAATCTCAAGCCAAACAAAAATAGGTCTTTCTTAAATTAACACACTTTCTAAAAAATAGCAAATTTCAAAAATAAGTCCTTATGGTAATTAGCTACTAATAGTTGTTGCTGAAGAAAAAAGTCACTATGATAGTCATCACAGCAAGAAATTGCCAAAGGATCTCAACAATATCGTTGGTTTGATTTTTTTAGACATTCAATAACTGATAAAATTAGCTATTTTCGAACTGAATTTTACTTCTGGTAACGATAATTATGTAAATAAGCTGTCCATATGGGCAGCTTATTTTATTTTTTTGCTTAGCGTAGGTTATTTTGCAAAATGCTGGTGGTATCTCTATACAGTTACTCATAATTTTCGTACTGTGTAACTCAAAAGACAAAGTTAAATGAAATCAATGATACTAAGGGATTTCACGATAGGGTCAGTTACACACAATATAAGATATGGGTAATTTGTTATTATAGTATAATGTGTATATAGTTTTAGTTGTAATGAGGAGGGAGCTAGATAAAAGTGAAGAAAGTATTTTACGAAGAGGTTATTATTGAGAATCTACAAGAAGTTATCATGAAGTTGAAATTACCACGAAGACAATTTTTTCAATTAGGTAAAACGGCGATACGTTATGATTGGGATGCAGAAGGCAGTACATTTCTTGAGTTTTATGTAGAAGAAGTAAATCGTGAGCTAGCTAAAAAAGAACTTATTGCTCTTATAAATTTATTATCTTACTTATATCATTTTGATATGATGGGATCTAATGATTTATATTTAAGAGAAATAGAGAAACCATCAGAAATACCAATTGGATTAGAGGAAGTGTCTAACCAAAATTTAAAGAATATAATAACTTTTTATAACGAATTGAACAATTTAGAGGAAGGTGTAAAGAAAAGAATTCATCGAAGTATTGCATATTATGCAAGGGCATTAAGATTACGGGATCTAACGTTACATGAAGAAGCATTTTTAGTTGTGTATAAATCGACAGAGATTATTTGTGAATATATATATTCACAACATTACAAAGAAAGTTTTAATAATGGAATTGAAAATGTTGTGAAGCATTTATTAAAGGAACATTTTGCTGAAGAGTATCAAAAAAAGGACAAAGATTTAGAAATAAGTAACGCCATAGTACGAGAGTTAAAAAAATTGGCGACAGCAAGAAGAAAAGTAATGAACTGTGTAACCTTTTTAGAGTTAGATATGTTGAAAGGGGACGTAGGAGAGATAGTACAATTTAGAAATAAGATTGGAGCACATGCTAGTAGTTCGAATAGAGAGATTCCTATGGACTTATTGATGAATGCATTTTCTCTATCATCGTTTATTATTTCAAGAATGGTTAATAAAAATGATGATATTATTGCTAGGATAAAAGGGGATCAGTCATTTTAATGGCAGAGTCGTGACCGTTTTTTGGCAGTAAATGTGCCGGTTGTTTTTGAATCAACGTGATATATTTGTATTGTGAGAAGTGGCGGAAAACATAACTCACTATGTTGTTCTTATATTTCTAAACGGTTCGTAATGATGGTACATAAAATCCGAAACCAGCAGATGGTAATGATTGAAAGAGGCATACATCCTCACAACCAAACTAAAAAATATGAAGTACACGAACAAGACTTGTCTATTTGAAACACCGCTATTTTTTTATGATAGCGGTATTTTCTATTATTGATGGTAAAACTTCATTTACCGTATTTATCTTAAGAAGGCAAGAGCGTGACGAAAGGGCAACTGATGCATGGTTGCTCTTTTAATGGTTTTATTATAGTTTTGTATTGTTTTAATTTAGAAGTGAATGCTAAAATTGTGTTAAAACAATATGGAGGATAAGTGATGGGTAATCCAAATAAAGATAAAACTTGTTTCATTATCACACCAATTGGTGATGATCAATCTGATATAAGAAGGGCTGCAGACGGATTAATAGATGCAGTAATTACACCCGAATTATTAAAAATTGGGTTTTCTAGAGAAAATATTAAAGTTGCACATAGGATGGCGAACCCAGGTTCTATAAATCAGCAAGTTATTGAATGTATCCTAGAATCAGATTTAGCTATAGCTAATCTTACTACTTTGAATCCAAATGTAATGTATGAGCTTGCAATTAGACATGCGGTTAGAAAACCTGTTATTCAACTTATTCAAAAAGGAACAAAGAAACTACCTTTCGATATTATTGAAGAACGTACAATTTTTTATGAAAATGATATGTCAGGTGTAATAGAGTTATCTAACGGTTTAAGAGAAATGTTACCCTTTGCGCTTGATGATAAAGAACCAGATAATCCTATATATAGAGTTGCAAAACAAAAGGCAATCATGCAAAAAATTACTACAAACGAAGAACCTATGCAATACATAATTGAACAAATGAATAGTCTACAGAATCAAATGTCAAAGTTAGCACCGTTAATAAATAATAATCAAGATATATATGATAGACATGGTTTAATAAGAGCGAACGGTGAAAGAACAGTATCAGTTAGATTTAAAGTTGATGATTCTATATTAAACGGTTCTGAAGTAAAGGATTCGGTAAAGGAATTTGTACGTAAGAATCCTGGCGTAGTGAGGAGTTTTGGGTTGAAAGGCAATCTATTATCTGTAGCAGTTAGTGCATCTGATCCAGAGGGAATGGAACGACTTAAAGGTTATTTAGGATTTACAAATGGAATAGAATTATTGGAGAAGGAAAAAGTTTTTCTCTAATGTATTTTAATTTAAATAAAAAGCATTCCTTTTGGAGTGCTTTTTATTATACAAAGAAAAAAGCCCTGATTAGGGCTATATACTTTTCTTCATACCGCATTGACGGCATTCTCTCAAATAGATGAAATTTTTAACGGAACTTTTGAATGCGGTATTGCCGCAATTATCACAGCGACCACTGATTTTATCAGGATGTTCTTTGTATGTGTAAATCTTACTTAGATCGTACTCTTGTTTCGGTTCTTTATTTTAAATTAGTTTCACCTACATATCAATATAATATAGCTTAAATATAATAACACGAAGCGTTCACATAGTGGATGCTTTTTATTATGGTGGATCAATTAGTAAATGAACGTTTATATTTTGTAGCAATCCTCCGTTTTATGTAGAATAGATATTACGAGAGGAGAGAGATATTTTGAGTCAGGAAATCAATAAGAAAATGGAAGCATTAGTTAGAGATTGGGGGCTGCCGGAAACTCTTAAAGAAAGAGAAGAGAATATTGAGTATCAGTTTGAGGGGAATAGAATTATTAATGAACATGAGCAAAATTACCATTGTAATGATGGGAGTGTAAAGTTTTGTCTTTATAATAAAGTAAATAATAAAGCATTGTTTACTATGGATTTTCATAAAGCTGCTAACTGGTTTGGAGAACTAGTGGGAACTAATGATAAATCAATCACATTACAATTATTATATGTTATTGATGATTCGTTGAGAGACAAAAAGATAGCTACTTTTTATGTTAGAAAACTTCAGGAGTATGCGCATGATGAGGGAATGGATTGCATTGATGTAGCTCCATACACTGATGTTGATATATTCAAAAATAATATGGATAAAGCATTAAGTAGAAGTGAATTAGTAAAATTTTATGAAAATTTAAGTACTCCTGAAATGCCTATTAGAATTAGTTTATAGTAAATTGCTATGAGAGCATTCCTTATGGAGTGCTTTTTATTTTTGAATTAAAAAGGCGGTGCTAGTAATAGATGCAATGTTACAAAACATCAAATTAAAAAAGAAACTCGAATTTCTATCTAATATAGCAAAAGAAAACCAAGAGTTAAGGGAATCGGTAAAAGTATTATCACAAACTGTGGAGGACCTAAAAGATAAGGTCGATATGTTAAGTAGACAGGTAAGTACAATTAATAGCTCAGATAACATCTTAGGTACTCTTGAGGATGCGCTTGTAAGAATAAGAGAATATGAATTAATGGAGGGTGATGAGTAATGGAACTAACTAAACTTGAGATAGCAATTGTTCTTGGCGCATTCATTCAAGGGTTAGGTGAGGAAGCGCTTGATAAGGATAATGATTCATTAAAAGAATTAGAGAAAGAGGTAGATAAGATAGTTAGTAATTCAACAATAAATCAAATGAAGGAAGCCGGTGAAAGTGTAATAGGTAAGTTCATTCATAAGTTATTGGAAGATGAAGAACAGTGACGCAATACAAAACCAAACAACAGAAGCGTAAGTTCTATGACAGTGGTGAGTGGAAGAGTATACGTGAACAGGTAAAGAAGCGTGACAACTATGAGTGTCAGGAATGTAAACGTAATGGTTGTGTTCAAACAGATACGAACGAATACAGTGAGAGTGCAAAGCGTAAAAAGATTCAACTCGTTGTCCATCATATACAAGAACTTGAACATCATCCAGAACTTGCATTAGAAAAAGATAATCTCGAAACAGTATGCGTTAATTGTCATAATAAAGAACACGGTAGAACATTTAAAAAGAAAATCAATAAATGGCAACATGATGAAAAATGGTAAAAAAGAATCGGCAATAACAATCCCCCCTTAAAATATTTCACCAAAAATTGCTCTAAGGGGCACCGGAGGAGGGGGTCAACTGTCAGGTTTTTTTCGATTTTACGCCCGTAAGGGGGGGTGGGTAGATGGCTGTTAGTATTGTGAGGTTAAAAGAACAGCTTATGAATAATATTGATATTACAGATTTAGTCGAAGTTGAAAAGGTAGAAAGATATATTGATCTTGTAAAAGCATTTAGAAAAATAAATAAAACTATTAATAAAGAAGGCGAGTCTGTAACGATAAAAAACGGTTCTCAAGTTTTTGTTAAAGCCCACCCTCTTATAAGTGAGAGGAATAAAATTAACAGTTCATTAATTGCTTTGGGAAGAGATATAAAACTTTCTCCTAAAGTTGGTGCTTCTAATTCGGGTTACAGTCCAAGTGATTTAGTATGATTAGGCAAAAGTATGTAGATGAATACATTGAACTTTATAGAAGTGGTAAAGTAAAGTTCAACAATGAAAGAGAACTGTTAATTGAATACCTGGAAAAATACGTTTTAAACAGAGACGACTTGTATTTTGATGATGAAATGATCGAGAAGTGTATCCGCTTTGGTGAAAAGTGGTACTTTCCATTACAATCATTTCAAAAATTCTTAATAGCATTCGTCTTTTTATTTTATAAGAAAAATAGCCGTGTATTTTATCGAAAATTCTTGTGGATGCTTGGCCGCGGCGGCGGTAAAAATGGTTTAATGACAGTTATTCTTCACTTTTTAATAAGCGAATTACATGGAATTCCTGAATATAACATTTCCGTTGTTGCAAACAGTGAAGAGCAAGCAAAAACAAGTCCAGATGAAATTCATAAATGTATTAAAAGAAATGAAGTTTTACAAAGAGCTTTTAAAACAACATTAACACAAACCATTTCGAAATCGACTGGAAGTGTAGTGAAGTTTAGAGCATCAAACGGAGACACAAAAGATGGTCTTCGCGATGGCGCTGTAATGTTTGATGAAGTCCATCAATATGAAAGCAATAAAGATGTCCGTGTTCACATCAGTGGTTTGGGAAAAAAGAAAAATCCGCGTGAGTTTTACATTGGTACAGATGGATATGTAAGAGATGGATTCTTAGATAAATTAAAAGAAAAGGCAATGAAAGTTTTAAAGGGTGAAGCCCGTCCGAATGCGCTGTTCCCTTTCATCTGTAAATTAAATGATGAAAAAGAAGTTGATGAAATCGATAATTGGGAAATGGCGAATCCAATGTTATCTCAGCCGTTAAGTGAGTATGCTGAAGGCTTACTTGAAACAATAAAAGAAGAGTATGAGGATTTAGAGGACGATCCAAGTAACCGAGAAGAGTTCATGACAAAGCGAATGAACTTACCTGTTACAAATTTAGAACGGTCCGTTGCAAAATGGTCAGAAATTCTTGCTACAAATCGTCCTTTTCCTGATTTATATGCTCAAGAATGCATAGGGGCGTTAGACTTTGCAAGTATTCGGGACTTTGCAGCATGTGGTCTTTTATTTAGACAAAATGGGGAATACATTTTTAAAACACATTCCTTCGTACGAAAAGAATTTGTTGATATCTATTACGGATATTCTAAAAAAGCAGGCGAGTTCAAGAAACAAAAATTTGCTCCAATTAAAGAGTGGGAAGAGCAAGGATTACTAACAGTTGTTGATGAACCGACTATTAATCCTCAACACATTGTTGATTGGTTTGTAGAAATGCGAGAACAATATGGGATTAAAAAAATTATAGCGGATAACTTCCGTATGGAAGCAATAAGACCACTATTAGTAGCAGAAGGGTTTGAAATAGAAGTTATACGAAACCCAAAAGCAATTCATAGTTTGTTAGCTCCACGTATTGAAATGGCGTTTGCAAATAAACAAATTATTTTTGAGGATAATCCACTAATGCGTTGGTATACGCAAAATGTGTTGGTTGTTATCAAAGCTGATGGAAATAAAATATACGAAAAGAAAGAGCCTGTTCGTCGAAAAACAGATGGATTTCAGTGTTTTGTTCATGCTCTTTATCGGGCGGATGAGATACAAGAAGCTACTGATTTTGTTATAGGCAATATTAAATTCTAATAAAGGGGGTGATGATAATTGGATGGATCAGTGATGTATTAAACAAAAACAAGGAAATTAAATTTATGTTTGATGTAGATATGTTCATTGATACAGCGAACAGAGTCCACATGAAGCGATTAGCTATTGATACTTGTATATCTTTATTAGGGAGAACAATTAGTCAATCAGAATTTAGGGTGAAAAATGGTGAAGAGTTCGAAAAAAACGAACTATATTATCGGTTAAATGTTAGGCCGAATAAAAACATGACAGCAAGTACATTTTGGGAAATATTCATTCGAAAGCTTGTTTATGATAATGAATGTTTAGCTATTCAAGCTGATGATGGCGATTTACTTATTGCTGATGACTTTGAACATAACGAATATGCTGTGTTTGAAGATACCTTTACGAATGTCACAGTAAAAGATTATCAGTTTAAGAGAAGTTTTAAACAAAGTGAAGTTATCCATTTGAAATATCGAAATGATAAGTTATCACCACTTATCGATGGACTATTTGCTGATTATGGGGACTTATTCGGAAGAATTTTAAGTTCTCAGAAACGAAAAAATCAAATTCGTGGCGTAGTTGATATGGATATGATCGGTGCTAAAACACAAGAACAAGTGGATAAGTTACAGAAATTCATAGATGACATGTATCAAGCAATTGGTAAGAAAGATATTGCTATTGTTCCGCAGCAAAAAGGAATTGAGTACAAAGAAGTTTATAATGGATCTGCTAATGGCCCTAGTGTGGAAGAAATAAATAAAGTTACAAATGGTTTTTTAAATCAAGTAGCAATGGCAATGGGGATACCTACAGCTTTAATCTATGGTGAAATGGCTGATGTAGAAAAACAAACTAAAAACTACATGCTTTTCACAGTGAAACCTTTGCTGAAAAAGATTTCTGATGAAGCTAACGTTAAATTTTTTGAAAAAGAAGAGTATCTTTTAGGTAAAAAAATTGAAGTTAAAGCTGTATCTTATCAAAGTATATTTGATCTCGCTACAAGTATTGATAAACTCATTTCTTCAAGTGCATTTACAGGAAATGAAATTCGATTAGAAGTAGGATATGAAATTTCAGATGATCCTAATTTAAATACACATCATATTACGAAAAACTATACGAAATTAACTGAATCTGAAGGAGGTGAGAAACAAAATGACGGTGAAAATTGACGTTAAAGGCCCAATCATTTCAAATGATGAAGCGTGGATTTATGATTGGTTTGAAATGGATGCTGCAAGCCCAGGTAAGATTTCTAAAGCGCTTGAAGATGCAAATGGCGATGACTTAGTTGTATCAATTAATAGTCCTGGTGGTTATGTACACGAAGGTTCAGAGATTTACACAGCGTTGAAAAATTATCCCGGTCATGTGGAAGTTCAAATTGTTGGTTTGGCTGCAAGTGCGGCTTCTGTTATTGCAATGGCTGCTGATAAAGTCCGAATTTCTCCAACTGCACAAATCATGATTCATAACGCTTCAATGTGGAATGGTGGAGATCATCGCGATATGTCAAAGGCTGCCGAAATGCTAAAAACAACAGATCGAGCAATTGTAAACGCCTATGTCATTAAAAGCGGTAAATCAGAAAAAGAACTACTTAATATGATGGCTGAAGAAACGTGGATGGGTCCACAACAAGCGTTAGAAAATAATTTTGTGGATGAAATTATGTTTATGGATAATCAGGTAAAAATGACAGCTTCAGCTTCTACTGCTGCCATGCTTCCACAGAAAGTAATCGATGGCTTTAGAAATGGAACCATGAACAAAGGCCAAGGGATTACAAAAGAAGATTTAAATGCAGCATTATCAGGTTTGAAAAATAAAATTCTGAATGATTTACAAACAAATACAAATCCAAAAGAGCCTATTCAAAAACCTGTTCATACAAAACAGAATTTGAGTACGCTCTTTTTAAATTTAGGAGGAAAATAAAATATGGTTATTAAGTTTAATAATTTCGAAGAGAAAAAACTAGCTTTTGCAAAAGCAACACAGGATGGTACCGCAGAAGAACAATCAGTAGCATTAAACTCCATGATTGAAGCACTTGCTACAGATGTACGAGCAGATATTTTAAATCAAGTGAATGAATCAATGGTAGATCGTTCTATTATGCAATCTCGCGGTGCTAATGTACTAACAAGTGAAGAAATGAAGTTCTTTAATGCCGTTGTTGAAGAGGGTGGTTTTAAATCTACTGAGACTTTGCCTAAAACAACACAAGAGAGAATTTTTGATGATTTAGTTCAAGGTCATCCGTTGCTAGAGCATATCGGTTTAGAGAATTTAGGAGCCGTGACAGAATTTATTTATGGAGATCCAGAGGGTGCAGCTGTATGGGGACCGTTATTTGGTGATATTAAAGGACAATTAAATGCTACATTCCGAAAAGAGTCAATTACTCAACTGAAATTAACAGCATTTATTCCATTAGCGAATGATATGTTGAAGCTTGGTCCAGTATGGGTAGAACGATATGTTCGTACTATGATTACAGAAGCGATGTCAGTAGGTTTAGAACGTGGTTTTGTAGTAGGGACAGGTAAAGAAGAACCAATTGGGTTATTAAAAGATCCTAGCGGAAGTGTAGTGAATGGAGTATATCCAGATAAAAAGCCAGCAGGAACTTTAACGTTTGAACCAGGTCGTAAAACAATTAATGAATTAAAAGGCGTGGTTAAATTATTGGCTAAAAAATTAAATCCTGATGGTAAAACAGATGCAGATAGACCTAAAAATATTGCTGGTAAAGTAGTTATGGTAACAAATCCATTCGATACTTTTGATATTCAAGCAAATGCTACAACTCAAAATGCGGCAGGTGTATATGTAACGAGCTTACCTTTTAATCCAATCCCAACAGAATCTGTATTTGTACCTCAAGGACAAGTGGTGTTCTTTGTTAAAGGGGAGTACATTGCAGCGATGGGTGGAACGGAGCCAATCCAAAAGTATAATGAAACACTCGCTTTAGAAGATGCGACACTTTATATTGCCAAACAACACGCTACAGGTAAGCCGAAGGATAAATACACTTCACAAGTTTATACATTGAAACTTGAAGAAGTAAAGCCACCGACACAAGGATGATGTGAATGGATACAGTAATTTCAGATGTAACTATACAGGAGTTTAAAGAGAGGATGCATTTAGGTGATGAGGAAGATGATAACCTAAAGCGCATCCTTTCTACGTCTAACAAGGCATTACTTAGGGTTTGTGGGAATTATGATTTAAATAAAGACGAGGAGTTCAAAGAATTAGTCTTTGAACGTTCTCGTTATGTTTATAACGATGCATTAGAGTATTTTGACAAGAATTTTTTAAGCCAAATTAATAGTTTAGGTATCGATAAAGCATTAGAAGAAATTAAATTGGACGGTGATTAATATGCGTCCTTTTCAGTACAAGAAACCACTGAATACAGGCGATTGTAGAAATCGAATTATCATTGAACAACCTGAAGTAATAAAAGATGAATTAAATCAAGAAGTTGAACCAGGTAATTGGCAAGAAGTAAAAAAAGCATGGGCAATGATAAAAACGGTAAAAGGTTCGGAGTACATTGAAGCTTCAGCATCACAATCTACACGAATTTATCGGTTTGTGATGCCTTATACAACAGGTATTACAGAATTAATGCGAATCAATATGAAAGGTCGTATCTTTGACATTATCGAACCGCCAATGAATGATGATGAAATGTATCAAACATTGACTATTATTGCAAAGGAGCATGTTTAATATGAATGATTTTGCGAGCGAACTTGCTAGAGAATTGCAAAGATATGCAAATGTTGTGGAAGAAGAGTTAATGATAGCAGAAGAAGAAGTAGCTGATGTCGCTGTAGAAAAATTAAGGCAAGGCAGCCCTAAAAAAACAGGTGCTTACCGTAAAGGGTGGCGTAAAAAAAAAGAAGGTAATGGTTTTGTCGTTCACAATACAAAAGGTCAATTAACACATCTTTTAGAAAAGGGACACGCAAAAGTGGGTGGTGGCCGTGTACCAGCACAAGTTCATATCCTTCCAGTTGAACAGTATGTCATTGATGAGTTGCCAAGACGTATTGAAAGGGTGATTCAACAATGACATTAGGTGCATTAACAAAAATTCTTGAAGCTACAGGTTATCCTGTGGCTTATTCGCATTTCACAGCAACGCCGACCAAGCCAGTTCCAGCGCCACCTTATATATGTTTCCTTGTGGATGGATCAGCAAATTTAATGGCTGATAACAAGGTGTATCACAAGATAGACGATGCAAATATTGAGCTTTATACAACTAAAAAAGACTTAGTTGCAGAAGCCAAACTTGAAAAAGTCCTAGACAATCATGATATTTCTTATGACTCGTATGAGACTTTTATTGAATCTGAAAAAATGTATCAAAAAATATATGAAACGAGGTTGATATAAATGAATGAAAACAAAGTAGCGTTTGGTCTGAAAAATGTCCATTATGCACTCTATGACATTAAAGATGGTGTAGTTACATTCAGTACACCGATCCGATTACCAGGTGCGGTTGAATTAACATTTGATCCACGAGGGGATTTAATTGAGTTCTATGCAGATGACATGCTTTACTACGCAGCAAGTAATAACCAAGGGTATGATGGCACTTTATCAATCGCTCATATTCCCGAGCAATTTGCAATTGATGCATTAGGTGAGGAATTAGACGAAGAAGATGGTGTGTTAAATGAATTAGCCGATGCAAAAGGAAAATCATTTGCATTATTGTTTGAATTCGATGGTGATGTAAGAGCGACTCGACACGTTATGTTTAACTGTTCAGCAAGTCGTCCAACACTTGCATCTAAAACGAAAACAAATTCAGCGGAGCCAAATACAAATGAGCTTAAATTTGTATCAAGCCCTATTGATATTAATGGAAAACGTATGGTTAAAACGAAAACTACCACTAAATCAAAACAAGAAATCTATGATAATTGGTACAAAAAAGTTTATACAAAAGTACCTGCATTACCAAAAGGGGCGTAAGTGAATGGAAAAGAAAATTACAATAGATGGAAAACAAGTCAGATTAAAAGCTACAGCAGCAACAGTCAAACGTTATAAGGCTCAATTTAAACGTAATTTATTTGCAGATTTGATGGGTTTAGGGGCAATTAGTACGTTAACTTCACCAGATGGCTCACAACAACCTCTTGATATGTCTAATGTTGATTTAAGCAATGTGGATTTTGAACTTATTTATGATTTAACTTGGTTATATGCTAAAACCGCTGATCCAAATATTCCTGATCCTATGACGTGGCTAGATGAATTTGAAGAATTCCCGATTGAAGAAATTATGCCAGAAGTCATGGAATTAGTTCAGGTCACAATGGGTGCAAAAAAAAAATAAAGAAAAATAATGGAGAGCAAGGGACATTCAGTGATGAGGAATTTACTACTGAATTGTTTCTTGCTCTTTGTTATAAAGCGAAATTAACAAGCTGGGATTTAGAAGATATGACAATCGGTGATTGCTTTGATTACATTGCTGAATTTGCTGAGCTAGAGAATCCAGATAAAGAAAAAGTTAGAAAAGCAAATCAAAAAGACTTCGATTCATTCTAAGAAAGGGGTGAGAAAATGGCAGGGAGAATTAAAGGGATTACGATAGAAATTGGTGGTAATACTCAGCCGTTACAAAATGCTTTAAAAGATGTAAATAAACAAAGTGATGCTTTGGCTAAAGAATTAAAAGATGTCGAGCGTTTGTTAAAATTTGACCCTGGGAATATTGAGGCACTTTCTCAAAAACAAAAATTACTTACACAACAAATAGAAAATACAACGCAAAAGCTAGATAAATTGAAAGCAGCGGAACAACAAGTACAAGCTCAATTCCAAAACGGTAAAATTTCTGAAGAACAGTATCGAGCATTTAGGCGTGAGATTGAATTTACAGAAGGGTCACTTAATGGTCTTAAAAATAAACTAGGAAACATGAAAGCTGAGCAGGAGAATGTAGCGAGTTCCACAAGGCAATTAGAAACATTGTTTAGAGCTACAGGAAAAAGCGTTGATGATTTTGCAGGAGCATTAGGGAATCGTCTTGTGAATGCAATTCGGAATGGAACAGCTACAAGTCGTCAGTTAGAACAAGCGATTGGGATTATTGGGCGCGAAGCATTAGGTACAGAAGCTGATATTGAAAAATTACAAAGAGCCCTTCGATCTGTGGATGCTGGAAACTCCATACGGCAAGTACAAAATGAGTTAAGAGAATTACAACAAGAAGCTGGTAGAACCGAGAAGAAATTTGAAGGACTACAAGTAGGATTAGAAAACGTTATTGGTGGATTAGCAGCTGGTGGCGGAATTGCAACAGCTATTGAAAAAGCGATAGATATGTCAAAATTAAAAACAAAGATCGATATCACATTTGATGTTCCGGAGTCCTCTAAAAAATCAGTAGAGGAAGCTATTAGAGGTGTTACCGCTTATGGTGTTGATGCAGAAGCGTCTTTAGAAGGAGTCCGTAGGCAATGGGCTTTAAATAAAGATATAAGTGATGAAGCAAATGCAGCAATCGTTAGGGGAGCGGCAGCCATTTCAGCTTCTTATGAAGGGATAGATTTTACAGAATTAATTCAAGAAACATATGAAATAGGAAATGAATTAGGAATAACACAAGATAGTGCTCTTGGTATGGTTGATGCGTTGTTAAAAATGGGATTTCCACCAGAACAGCTAGATATCATTGCTGAATATGGTAGTCAGCTAACTCGTGCAGGCTTTAAAGCTGAGGAAGTTCAAGCAATTATGGAAGCAGGCGTTGAAACAGGTAGTTGGAATATTGATAATCTCTTAGACGGACTGAAAGAAGGTAGGATTCAATTAACCGAATTCGCACAAGGGGCTGATAAGGCTTTAAAAGAAGCGCTTGACGGTTCTGGTATTGCAACTGAACAAATAGAAAAATGGGGAGCATCTGTGGCTAAAGGCGGAAGAGATGGCGCCGCAGCGATGGTAGAAGTAGCTAAAGCTATTGACGGAATAGAAGACCCGGTTAAGAAAAATCAAGTTGGGGTTAAAGTTCTAGCCACTATGTTTGAAGACCAAGGGCAAAATCTAACTAACACTTTAATAAGGGCTTCAGAAAAAACTGTAGACTTACAGAAGAATCAAGATAACTTAAATGAATCTGTTAAAAAATTAGATGCAAACCCAGCTGTAAAGTTCCAAAAAGCCATGGGTGATTTGCAAATGGCTCTTGAACCTATACTAGGAGTAATTGCTGATGTTGTTGCTAGTATTGCTGATTGGATTTCTAATAATCCAGAATTAGCAGCGACATTAGCAGCTGTTGCAACGGCTATTGGGGTAATTTCAGGAGCACTTATGGCAATTGCACCAATAGTTGTAGCTGTCATGGGTGTATTTGAAATCGGAGCCGCCGCCGCACTAGGCATAGTTGCCATAGTTCCTATTATCATAGCAGCTATAGTTGCTCTAGGAATTGCCATTTATCAAAATTGGGATTCTATAAAACAGTGGACTATAGATACATGGAATTCTATTAAGGAATATTTAATAGAGCTTTGGGATGGGATAGTTCAATCCTCTAGTGAAGCTTGGAGTTCTTTCTTAGAAACAATACATTCATTCTTTGATCCAATAGGGCAATTTTTTAGCGATTTATGGACAGGGATAGGTGAAATATGTAGTAGTACATGGAATTCTATTGTTGAATTCTTTTCAGGAGCTTGGGCCTCATTCACTGAAATGATGCATAGTTTCTTTGATCCAATAGGTGAATTCTTTAGTAGTTTGTGGTCAGGTATTGTGGAAACGGCGTCTTCTTGGTGGACTTCTTTAGTTACAACAGCTTCAGAATTGTGGGGAACACTCGTACAAGCTTGGCAGGAAACGTGGAATACTGTACTTACGGTCTTAGACCCTATCATTTCATTGATTTCTGCGGTCCTTGAGGCTGGTTGGTTATTAATCCAAGCAGGGGTACAAATTGCGTGGGCAGCGATAAGTCAGTATATTATTCAACCAATCCAAGAAGCTTACAATTGGGTGAGTAAACAAATCGGCGAATTGGTTACATGGCTTGGTACACAATGGGAAATTGCAAAAGCCGTGGCCCAAGTGGCATGGGGATTACTTAAGCAATATATTATTCAGCCAGTCCAGGAAGCTTGGAGCACAACAAAAGAAAAATTCAGTGATTTGATTTCTTGGTTAAGCTCACAGTGGGAACTTGCTAAATCGTATACTCTTATGGCTTGGAATTTGGTTAAACAGTATGTAATTCAACCTGTTCAAGACTTATGGAATACAACCAAGCAAAAACTTGGTGAATTAGCAAATTGGATATTAAGCAACTGGGAATCTATAAAATCTTATACACTTACAGCTTGGAATTTAGTGAAGCAATATGTTATTCAGCCAGTAACAGACGCTTATAATCAGGCAAAGCAAAAATTTACTGATTTATATAATTCAGCTAGAGAAAAATTCGATTCTGTAAAGAGTGCAGCACAAGAAAAATTTGAAGCAGCAAAACGATTTATTATTGATCCAATACGAGATGCGGTTGGAAAAGTAGAAGAGTTTGTCAGTAAGATAAAGGGATTCTTTGAAAATCTGAAATTGAAAATCCCTAAGCCTGAAATGCCACCTCTTCCACATTTCAGCTTACAAACTAGTACAAAAAATATTTTAGGAAAAGATATTACATTCCCTTCTGGACTCAATATAGATTGGCGTGCAAAAGGTGGTATCTTCACTAAACCGACTATCTTTGGAATGAATGGCGGAAACTTGCAAGGTGCAGGAGAAGCCGGAAAAGAAGCGGTTTTACCATTGAATAAAAAGACACTTGGAGATATTGGTGCAGGAATTGTGGCGGCCATGCCACGACAACAATTTGTTATGCCGGGAGAAATAAATCAACTAATGGTTGACATGAGCCGTATGATGGCTAGTTCTGTGAGTCAATTATCAGGATTAAAGAGTGTCATGAGTGGTGTGTATGGAAGCATGTCAAATAGTAGACAAGCTATGGCAAGCAGCGTATCAAATCAAGTGATTAATTACGGATCTGGTTCATCTTCTAGTGGCGGAGTCATTCCAATGCTTGGTGGAGATTTAGTTATTGAAGTGCCTGTTAATTTAGAAGGAAGAGACGTGGCACGCGGTACTTATCGCTATACAACCGAATATCAAGAAAGAGAAGCAAAAAGAAACTCAGACTTTTAGGTTTGGGTTTCTTTTATTTTATAAAGAATTGGGGTAACTGTATGAGTTCTTTTACATTTAACGACATACGCAAAGATTTTGTTCAAATAGAAAAGGGATGGAAAAGACCAGCGTGGGCGCCGTTAAAACGGAAATTTCTAAGTGTTCCAGGTTATCCAGGTGCAAGATTATTAACGACAGAAACTGAAATGCGAGTTTTACCTGTTCCGGTCGGAATTATTGTTCCTGATGGATCTGACCTAGAAACATTAAAAGAAGAAATAGCAGGGTGGTTAATTACAGAAAAACCTGTTGAATTAGTCTTTGATGTAACACCTGATAGGACATACCTGGCAGTTATTGATGAAGATTTTGATCCTGAAGATTTCGTTACTTTAGGTAAAGGTAGTTTGAACTTTGTTTGTCCAATGCCGTATAAGTTAGGGAATGAGAAAACGGTTGATTTTAAAAAAGATGTTAGTGGGTTAGTTGCTAATGTCCAAAACAAAGGCTCGGTACATTCAAATCCGATTATTGAAATTGATATTAAAAAACAACATACTTTTTTAGATGTATGGTTTGAAGAAAAATATGCAAAGGAGTCGGATTATTTCCGTATTGGAATGCCATTAAAATTGGAGCAATTGCCTGTAGAAAGAAATCAACGTCTTATATGGGATGAAATGTCCACAACTGTAGGATGGAGTAAGGTTAGTTCTATGGAAGACGGTAATCCAGTTGGTGAAATGAAAACAGATAGTTACCAATTCTATTGTTCGGACTATGGATCGGGTAATGGATGGCATGGTGCAGCTGTTAAGAAGAGTATCCCTGGTGGGCCAGTACAAGATTTTATTATGCAAGCCCACGTTACATGTAAAAGTAAAACGATCAATGAAATGGGACGAGTTGAGATAGCGATACTCGATGAAAACAGCAAAGTTCTTTCAAAAATTGCCATGAATGACCTCTATTGGCAAGCTGAACAAAATTTTGGAACGATGGTAATTGGATATGATAATAAGCCTGGAAAAACAGGTTTAATTTATGAGAGTGGTGATTATCCAAATACATGGAATCAGTATTATGGTAGGTTGTGGATCGCTAGAACCGGTAATGATTGGGAAGCTTATATTTCAAAATTTCTTCCTGGAACAGAAAAAGATGATTCAGAACGCTTTGCAAGGTGGACCGATAAAGACAATAAACATATGGAAAAAGCAGCTCAAATACAGATTAGTATCATGCAGTGGCAAGATGTTCCGCCAGTAGAAGCGATGACAGTTTCTGATTTAAAATTTTGGAAAGTGAATTTAAATAATCAAAATACACCGCCTTATATAGTCGATGTTGGTGACAAAGTCGTGATTGATACAGAAAACAGTCGTGTCAGTATTGAAGGGAAAAACGCTATTAACATAAAAGATATTTTTAGTAATTTTCCTGTTATCAATAAAGGTACGAATAAACTTGAAATTATTCCTTCTGATATAGGAAAAGCAAAGGTTAAATATAGGGAGCGATTTAGATGAGAACACCAAGTGGGATACTTCATGTTGTTGATTTTCAAACAGAACAAATTGTTTCCACTATCCAATCTAAAGATTATTGGGATGATAAACGGCATTGGGAAATCAAAAACAATATTGATAAGTTTGATTTTACAACGGCTGATGGTACAGAACAAGCAGCTACACTCATGCAACAAAACTTAGTATTAAAAGAGGTGCGTAGCGGTGTTATTGTACCGTATGTAATTACTGAAGCTGAAAAAGTTTCTAATGATAGATCCGTAATTACTTATGCATCTGGTGAGTGGATTTTATTAACAAAAGCAGGTGTTATCAATCCTCAACGAATTGAAGGGAAAACGGTCAATGAGTTTATTGACATAGCTTTAACAGGGACAAAGTGGAAACGAGGTCGTACAGAATACTCTGGTTTTCATACAATGACTATCAATGAACCTATCGATCCGCTTAAATTATTAAAGGATATCGCTTCTCTTTTTGATTTGGAAATTGTGTATCGTGCTGAGGTTATTGGTAATCAATTCGTTGGTCGTTATGTGGATATGGTTAAGAAGCGAGGTCGAGAAATAGGTAAAGAAGTAACTCTTGGTAAAGATTTAATGGGGATCAAACGTATTGAAAACTCTCAAAATATCTGTACAGCGCTTATAGGGTTCGTTAAAGGTGAAGGAGATAAAATAATTACAGTTGAGAGTATTAATAATGGTTTGCCGTACATCGTAGATAATGATGCGTTCCAGCGCTGGAATGAAAAAGGAAAGCATAAATTCGGATTCTATACTCCAGAGACAGAAGAAGATATAACTCCAGGCCGTTTAATGACTCTTATGAAAACAGAGATGAAAAAACGTGTAAACACATCTGTTTCTTATGAAGTTGAAGCACAATCAATTGGTCGTGTGTTTGGATTGGGACATGAGTTAATTAATGAAGGAGATACAATCCGAATTAAAGATACTGGATTTACACCCAAGTTATACCTTGAAGCACGAGCAATCGCTGGCGATGAGTCATTTAAAGATCCGATGCAAGATAAATATGTATTTGGTGATTACCGTGAAATTGTTGATCCAAACGAGGAATTACGTAAGCTCTATAATAAAGTCCTGGCTTCATTAGGTAGTAAACAAGAAATTTTAGATCAGCTAGATAAATTGGTTAAAGAGACTGCTGAAAAAGCAAATGATGCTCAAAAAGAATCTGAATCTGCTAAGAAAATTGCTGAAAAGGTCCAGGAAAACCTAAAAAATAATACGGTAAATATTATTGAAGCTAAAAATCCACCAATTGATAATTTTATAGTAGGTAAAACATTATGGCGAGATATTAGTAACGGTAAACCTGGTATTTTAAAAGTGTGGAACGGTAAAGGTTGGGAGCTTCTTATTCCTGACGTGGAATCAATTAAAAAAGATACACTGGAGCAGGTTAATAAAGATATTCAGCTCACAAAAGAAGAATTAAACAAAAAAGTGGAAGAAGCGCAAAGTGAAACCAATGGACAATTCAAGGAAGTTAAAAATAGTCTTCAAGAAGTTTCGCAAACTATTAAAAATGTACAAAACTCTCAAGGTGAAATTAATAGAACTGTTTCTGAATTAAAACAAACTAACGAGGGCTTTACTAAATCTATTGAATCGTTAACAAAAAAAGATGGTGAAATCACTGAAAAATTAAATACAGTGGTAGAGACTGCTGAAGTTAAGAAAAAGACAATCTCTGAGGTGCAGCAAACAACTAATAATCTAAAGAAAACCACAACTGAAATTACAGAAAAAGCTGGCCAGACTAGTGAGAAGTTGGAGAGCGTAGAAAAAACACAAACCTCTTTTAATGAACGTGTTAACACTGTAGAAAAGAATGCAGAAGGAACAACTGCAAGCGTTAAGAAATTACAGGAAACACAAACTGAGCAAGGGAAAACATTAACTCAGGCTGCTACAACCATACAGCAACAATCTGAAGAATTGAAACTAGCAATGAAAAAGAAAGATGTTGAGGATTATGTTGGTGGTTTAGGTACTGTCAACGAGTTGCGTGATGCTGATTTTAAGTTAGGGCAAAAATATTGGTTTTGGAATAGTGGTAATGGAGCTACTGGTTCTGTTGATACGAATTTAAAATACAAAGGTATGAATACATTTGCAATTACCGTTACTGGCCAGACTCAAGATCGTTGGTGGGGACTTACAAGTCAATTCATTGAGTGTCAGGTTAACGAAGATTTTGTTGCATCGGGTTATTTCAATACTGATGGGAAAACACCTATTGATAGTGGCGGTGCATTTATTGAAATTGAATGGTGGACTACTGATAAAAAAACTCGTATTAAAACAGCTAGAACGAATATCAAGGTTGTAAATCATACATGGGTTCGTGCTGTATGTACAGATAAAGCACCAGCCAATGCAGCGTTTGTGAGATGGCGTTATTACGTTACAAGAAATGGGCGTTTATGGTGTGCTGCACCTATGTTACAACGTGGCACTATAGCTACAGAATCTTGGTTACACCCGAAAGATCAAACGGATGTTGATAAAATGATAGAGGATATCGCTAATAGAGTAGCAACTGAAGATTACACTAAAAAAGTAACTGAATTAGAAAGAAGTATTAGTGCTACTGAAAAAGGCGTTTCAATCATCTCTGGAAAACAAGAAACGTTTATAAATGAGACTTATAATGCCTATGTAAAGAAAACGGAATCTAGGTTAGAAGTGTTAGATGAAGGGATCTTAGCACAAATTTTAAAAGACGGTATCATTACTTCTATCAATATGTCACCTGGTAAGATTACAATCGACGCTGAGAAACTGAATATTAATGCCGATACAATGGTCAAATGGTTAACAGCAAAAGGCATTGACACAAATCTTATTAGAATTGATGGTGATAAGATAACCATTGATAAAGATGGTGTAACTGTTAAAATGCTAGATTTCCTATTCCAAGACGAATGGGGCACAAAAACAACTGCGGTATCAAGACGAAACCTAATAGCAGATCCAGACTTTTCTAGTGTTACAAAGAAAAATATCGGACATAACGATTATTATGGATTTGAAGGTGGATATGGTCTTACTTGGAAGTCATGGGGAAATGTCGTAATAGAAAAGAATACACATATATTTGACTACGAGCAAATGGTGAATGCTGCAAGGGTAGATATGTATAACTATCCAGAAGCAATCGTGAATAATGGTATACATCCTGGTAACGAATATACAGCATCCGCACACTTTAGAACTGCCATGATAAATGGCGTGCGAAAGACAGGAAAACCGAGAATACACGTGTGTTGCGTTAAATTCCGAGACAACGTTAGTTACGACATATTGAGTGAACAAAAGATGGACTTCCCTGAGCCGTCTACATTTTACGGAGAAATCAGAAGGTATTCTTTTACTTTCAAAGTCCCGACAAACTATATTCCACAAGAACACGCATTGATTATTAAAGTTTGTTCTGGAAATGCTGACATGAGACAAGGGACAGCGATTTGTGTAAGTGGTGTAACGTTATACAGTGGCAAATATGCATCTATGTATAATTGGGATCGTGCTGCAGCAGAAAGAGCAGATGGTATTCAGCCGTTTAACGCACTTGCTGTAGGTGGTGTGAATAACAATATATCTCCAGCACCAGACGGACAAACGTTTGATATAAGTACTGAAAAAGAAGTTAAAATCTTTAGGAATATACGAGCAATGCAGGGAGTTAACTTAGGTGGCGGTGGATTCCAACAATGGGGGCATATTCGTTTTACAGACGGTAATGCTGGAGCTGGTTTTTATACAAGTACTCCAAGTGGTTGGAAATTTAACGCACTTGGATAGAAAGGAGAAATAAGAATGAATGAGAATCAAATGATGCCACTTCAAGCAGGTGAAGGCTTTCCTTTTGTGGGGAGGCTGGTGGATGCAGAGCGCACAGAGACAGGGATTTTTGTTCAAATACCTGCTGATATGTTAAGTAATGCAGGTCTTCTAAAAGGTGTTAGCAGGGTTGAAGTATGGAGAGAAATGGATGGGACCGTAAAGTTTCGGATTGCTACGCTGTGTGAAATATGTAAACGCGGAGCTCGTTTGTATCCACTAGATATGGGATTTGCGAAAAAGAACATTTGTTTAGAGTGCTATGCATCACTTACAGGTAAATATCCATCTCAAGAACCGCCAACACCAACTAATGAAAATAACATACAAAAAGAGCAGCCATAAGCTGTTTTTTATTTTGTGCAAAATACGACTTTTATAACAAAAGAGGGACAAATAACTGTCTCTCTTTTTTATTTTGAAATGAGGTGGTCAAAGTGGAAGGGTTACAAGAAGTAAGAAGCGATGTTCAAGAAATAAAGCAAGATATTAAGGACATTCGTTTAGAGATTAAAAGTTTAGAAATGCGGACAACAGGTAACGAGAAAGACATTATCAATATCAACAAACAGCTAGATAAAATCAGCGCCAATACTACCTGGATTTTGCGACTTATAGTTGGCGGAATTGTTGGTGGCATTCTCACTTTCTTAATGAAAGGAGGTGGTATGTAATGTTTGAAATTACTGTAATGTTTGAAATTACTGTAATGATTGGAATTGTAGTTGGTCTTTCACAAATTGGAAAAACAATTGGATTACAAACAAAATATGTTCCGTTATTAAATGTAACGCTTGGTATTGTGCTAGGCGTTTTATTTTTTGGCGGAGATATCAAAACAAATGTATTTCAAGGAATCATCATTGGACTGTCAGCAAGTGGATTATTTGACCACACAAAAATTATGAAAAAGGATGTTGATGCTAAATGAAAAAGACAATGAAACATATTACCTCGTTCCTTATGATTCTAGTACTTGCTTGTTCTTTTGCTACAAGTGCTTTTGCTGATAGAATGCTTATTATTCCTGATTTACCAAAACAACCATACCGTTATGGTGTAGGTGCTTATGAGGGCGTTGTAGCACATTCTACAGCAACTCCAGAAGCTCCAGCTATTAACATTCAAAAATATGAGTCTAGAACATGGAGAAATGCATTTGTTCACTATGCAGTCGATTGGGATGAAATGATCCAAATTGCTGATAAAAAATACATTGCTTATGGCGGGGGGCCTGCTGCTAATAAACGATTTGTACATGTAGAGTTATGCGAAACAGCGGACTATACAAAATTCAAACGCAGCTATGACAAATACGTTGAGTTACTAGCTAAAATCTTACGTGACCGTAGTTTATCTGTAGAAAAAGGATTGTGGACACATAGCGATGTAACTCATTACCTTGGCGGTACGGATCATGAAGATCCAATTGATTACTTAAAGTCTCATGGCGTTTCAGAAGCTCAATTTAGAGCAGATGTACAACGAGCATACAATAATTCTAGTGTAGATGTTTCTGTTCCTGAGAAGCCATCTAAACCATCGGAAGTACCAACAGCAGTAACAGACGGTATCGCCTATATAGAAGGTTACAACGTTAACTTACGTAAAGGACCAGGTACAAGCTATTCTAAGATTCGTCAGTTGAACAAACCAGAATCTTATATTGTGTGGGATGAAAAAGACGGGTGGTTAAATCTTGGTGGAGATCAGTGGATTAAGAACGATCCATCTTATGTGAAGTTTAATAAGAAAAGTACAGTAGATTCTTCTATAGTTGGAAAGCGTGTTGTTTCAAAAGTTAACAATCTACGTTTCTATGATACTCCATCTTGGCAGGATAAAGATGTGGCTGGTTCTGTAGATGCAGGATTAGGATTTACAATTGATGCGAAAGTAAATGCAAATGGTTCACCGCAATATAAAGTACACAATAGCAAAGGAAAAACATACTATGTAACAGCAAGTGAAGCCTATGTGTATGTGAAGTGAAAACAACAGCCGTCCTATTGGACGGCTGTTGTTTTAAAATTAAATATATGAATTTATATAATTTCTAGCATGAAAGTTATAATTTTGTATATTTTGTTCAATTGGTGGTATAAATCTGTAAGCAAATTGTTTTGGAAAACTCATTCTTGCTACTGTAGGATTTGGATTTCCAATTCTTCTGAAAGTGCCATTAACATCAATATAATATTGTGTAATATCAGAAGCATAAAAAGTTTCTAAAGATATAGGTGCTTTTGCCATTGGATTATGGAATACAAATAAACCATCTGTTAAGGCTTCTGGTGATTCTGGAGTAATTAGAGTTCTTTTATATGGTTCAACTTCATCATTAAAATCTCTATATAGGTTGAATACTAGATTGTCAGTATATGATGAATTATTCGAACATACTGTAGCATCTAATTTCCCTATAGTAGTTGTAGTTGAAAAGATAATTGCTGATACTTCGGAATAACTCTCATCTAAAAATATACCTAAGGGAAGTTCTTTATTAGTTCCATTTTTAAGTATACTTTCTTTGGAAATAAAATCATTTTGTTCTGGAACAAAATAAAGGCCGAATAACAAGGCCAAAATTCCAAAAATATAATCTCTTCCATAATCAACTTGAGCGTAAGAACTTAATGCAATTACATATGGATTATCTGGAGATACCCAGTCACGATTCTTATAAGTATCATTATATTTCTTTTTTTTGTCCCAAATTGAACTTCCGTAACGAGTAATCGCCTCTTTAAGTTCGTAATCAAAATTAGGTTGAAGCATAGGAGGAACAAACAGATTTAAAAAATTGGATTCATTTCTCGTTTCTTCGTTAACACCCCCTTTCTTTATATTTGCAGTTGTCGCTTCCACCAAAATATTAGTGGGTCTGGATTTTAAAATGAAATCAGGCATAGCATGACTGAAATCTATTTCGTATCCCATTTCCTTAAATACTCTATAAAGATATATTTCCCAAAAAGCCGAATGGTAGGTAGTTTGGAATTCCTTTACTATTTTATTATCCCTATCTTCGAACCCCTCAAACCACTTCTCTAACTGTTCTTTTTGATTTATAAGGGAGGGTGTCTCCTTCAAATATAAGAATTTTGGATGTAATTCTTTTTTTAAATTAAGTTCTTCAAAAAGCTTTAGATTCATAATATTCACCACTCTCATTATAATTATATATGAATGTATTATAAATGGATTGTTTGTAAATATCACGTAGGATTGAATGAAATGATATTTCTAGTTAATAGTCACTAATTCATCAAATTTATATTTAGTATTCAAAGCAAAATCATCTGTGCAGTACACAGTTTTTGTAATCGGCGTAATATGTAATAAATTTATGTACATGTAGTGTACCATGTTTCCACCTTTAATCTACTGTGTACTCCCAGGATGATACCTCAATGATCGTAATGTATTACAATCATTTGTGAAGGAATATTTTTAAGTAATAAAATTCAGCTCAAAGAAATTGTTATGAGACTAAAAAATTGGGTGCATTAGCTAGTTGTTTTTTGTTTATGGTAATATTTATGATATTATTTTACTTGTATGAAAAAGAACAAAGGAGAGATTGGAATTGATTGCTAGTGAAAAATCAGAAATGGAAAGTGTAAGTATAAGTGCACCCGAGAAAAAAGACCCTCCTAAGTATAAACAAAGTGCTAACGTACTTTTTAATTTTATGAAACAACTAGAATATTTAAAAATGAACCTCAAAAACAAGGCGTTTTTACCTAGATATTATGAAGAAAATGTGTCCTCATATGGTATCGGAATTGATAAATTAGCTTTTCCTATGACTTGCTTTTGTGATATCCATTTGCAAAGAATAGATCCACATGTTGATTTCTATGGAACTTTTGGAATAGGACTAGAAAAAAGATGGGGAGTAGCTGCAGGTGTACAGCCTATCCAATATGCAAATATGAATGCTCCATTATTAAAAAGTTTTTCGGAACTTTTTAATAAATCAATTGAGGAATTAGATCAAAGTCATCCAGAACTAGAAATTTATCAAAACTACATATTAACACATCTTCTTTATTTAAAGCCTTTAATTGGAGATATGTTACGATATGACAAATACGAATCACGTAATTTTCATGATGAAAAAGAATGGCGCTTTGTTCCCTTTATAGCTCCGGATGATGACTTGGATTTGTTGATTCCATCATCTTTATTATCCACAAATGTATACAATGTATATTCTAGTGGGATTGCTCAGCGTAAAGACTTATGGTTATCATATGAATATAAAGATATTAGGTATTTAATAGTGGAAACAAATAATGATAGAGTAGATCTTATCCAATTTATCAATGATGAACTAGACGGTATTGAGTCTATTGAAAAAACATTATTAATCTCAAAAATAATTGTTTGGGAAGAAATGAAGGAGGATTTATAATAATATGTTTGCTAATTTCAAAAAAGCTTTTAAAAAAGATGAGAGTGATACCAAAATTCCTAAAGCTATATTAGATGCTATGAGTAATAGTTTACCTTCGGGACTTAAGTATGAACAAATAGATAAAGGATATTGTACTATTGTTCCAGAGCAGGGAGAATTAAAATTTAAATTTGATAAATTGAAAATCAAAATCCCTCAAAATATTAAATTAACAACAGCAGACGAACTAACTGAATTTTTATATCGTACACAACAGGTAGTAGAAACTGAATCAGATGTTGTAACTATAAACGGTAATCAAATAAAGTTATCAGATGTTGTAAAACATCCATTTAAAGAGAAACCCCTTGAAGCGGACAGTAAATTTGTAATACAACCTCAATCATTTGGAGAGCCCTTTCCGTTAAAAATAGAACACGAGAATGGGCATATAGCTAAAGAGTTTTTAATCGAAAGAAAACCATTAGCTGATATGCACAAAAGTTTATTTAAATCGATTAATGAAGATGTATTAGAAATAACCTACACAGTCGATGAACAGCATCATCACTTAAAATTTAATGTGAATATTGACTTAAAGAAAGCAAAAACAGTTGTGGAAATTATTGAAGCTTTTAAAATATATATAGCTTTTATTGAAGGGAAAATCAAAATAGGGGGTATGTTACTAAACCCGGTACCTATTGAGAAGGAAAGAGAAGCTGCAGGTGCGGCTTTAGATTACTGGAAAACAGTGCAAGCTGTAGCTGAAAAACTTAATGTTCAATTTAAATTGGATGAAGGTAAAGATGCTGTAAACGCGGAATGGATTGCTAAGTTATATCGATCATTTGTTGAAAACAAAGCATATAAGCAACGTGGTGCAGTGACTAGCTTTATAACAGATTCTAAAGGTGATTGGGATGAAAAAGAACTTTTGGAAAAAGATGCTATGGCACTTCAATATACACTAAACGAAGAAATTAAAGTATATGGTGTAGAAATTCCGTTGTATAGTGCAGTAGCTTTACTAAACTGTAAAATTGAAAGTGTTTTACCAGTGGAAGGATCGGATAGTAAATATGAATTTAAAGTTATTCCAGCGGATGAGAAAGGTATTTATCAAGCTGTTCGACATTTTAATACGAAAGAAGATTTCGATGAAGTCTTTAAAGATATGAGCGAAGTATTAGAAGAGTTATCCAAGGCTGACGAACTTTAATAAAATGTAAGCGTCTGTTACAACCGAAAAAGCATTATCTGTTTAGATAATGCTTTTTTGATATAGAATGCGAATTTATTTATATTAAATATTTTTAATATTTAGATAAAACGAAAAATCTCTTTCGTAATTCATCTTTTAGCTCCACAATTCGGGCAAAACCATCTCTTGTTTATGAAACGCTGGCTATAGAAATATAATAGGAATATTCATTTAAAATAAAGAAGCCGATTCCGTAATAGAACTAGCTTGTTTATTCACTTAGAATTCATCATATGAATGAAATTATCACTACCAATTAATTCAATGCTTTTATTCGCAGTGGATTACCTTGCGTCCTTATAGAAGTTACTCTGTTTAAAGAAAAGAAACTGGAAGAGTTAGCATCTAATTGAGAGGTATTTGTAAAAGTGTATGTAATAGAAAAATATAAAAAAGTGCTAACAAGTTTGCAAACGAACTTGCTAACACCAATACGAAATAGACATAAAATATCGCTAATATGTCACCTTCAATAATAGCCATAATCAATTAGAACACACTAATACCAAGGAATCATAAAAACATTCTTAATATCAAGAATATAATCATCCAGATATTCCTTTACTTTTAAGACGGAAACGAGGCATGATATTGATTTCTACCTCAGAGTTTGCGTCAAATAATAAAAAAATACGGTTTGTAAAACTAAAAATACAACAAGCTACAACCGGTATGAAATGGATTAAAATATTTAGAAATTTAAAAGATGATTTTCAAATAGGGGGAGAGGTGGATTTAGACCATATTCTCCAATATCCGAAAGATTATATTGTAGGGGAAAATAAAAGGGTGTTATTTCCATACAATGAGAGAATTTATAAAGTTCAAGGTACTAAAATAGAACCGGGTATAAAAGTAAAGGAAAGAGAGTATTTATTTAAAGAATTTCAGCGTAAATTCTCTTATTTCACAATACTTCCAGAATGTAAAAAGGTAGCAACAAATAACAAAAATGAATTATTTCCTTTATTTGCACCAAAAGGATTAGAGACATTAACATTAGAGGTTTGGTCTGAAAATATAGTGCTGGAAATAGAACAAGCATTACTTGATAGTGAAATTATTTTGACTAAAGTTGGTGAAAATACTTATGTATTGAATACAGATTTTCCAGTGTTATTAAAGGTTGTGAGATACAATATTGAAAAGGTGTTACAAAATCCATATAAAATGCAATATTGCCAAAAATATAAAACAAATCTTGTAGATGATGTTACGAAAGCTGTCTATGCTACCGCGGGCGAGCGCAGTGATGCGACATTAGCATTAATCGCATTGAAAAATTGTGATGGACGAGAAAAAATTGATCCAAAACAAATCATTAGAGAGGGATTTGCACGAGCAAACCGTATTTCAACATTTATTAATTTATTTATAGGCCAAAGTGTATCGCGTAAAACAATTGTAAATAGTGTTTTTAGTTTATTAGAGCAAAAAGGATTTTTGAAGCGTAGTTGGAATAAGATAAATTTACCTTGTATATATGTTAATTTATCAATTGAACGAATATCGAAATTTGATTTCTTACCTATTCTTTCAAAAATAAAAGGAAAAGAAATTTTATATAAATTATATGGGAATACAGCTGTC